ATGGTGAAAACTTAATTAAAATTTATGGATTACGTGAAGCTCAAGGAGCCCCTGGGGAAGGTTATTCTCTTACACGGTCTCGCGCCGCATATATAGGATACGAATTTAAATATTTTATTTTATTAATGGACGGTTTTGTAAAGGAAACTGGCTACACAATGGAACCTATATGTAAAGGGCATTTTAAAAAACAGTACACTGCTTGTTTCATTGTAGCAGTAAGTGATATAGATGCAGCGGTTGAAATCTGTCAAAACATAACGAAATTTTCCAAGGAGAGCATTGTCGTAATTCATAACAATGCAACTAGTAGTTTTACAAACTTAAATTTAGAAATTAAAATTAGAGAAATTATACCGGGTGAATGTCATAGGATATTCATCTGCCATGAAAGACTTAGTATGAATAATCCTCACGAGCCTTCTCCTAATTCTTTGTTTGAAATATACAAAACTTGTATATGTATGGCTCGAAAATTGGGAGAGTGGAAATATGCCGTTTTTACACAGTCAAATGAACGTTTCGTTCGAAAAGGAGTGGATGAATATTTGGCAAACTGTCCATACGAAGGTGGTATATCTGAAATACCAGACTTGGTAAGTGGAGTTTTTAAAGGTCATAAAATGATAAAGGACGTCAAGATACATGGGGAAGATTTTGGAATATATAAAACATTGATGCCTGAATATGAACAATTTTATTATGGGCAAACCGAAGGTTCTTTTGTTTCTAGAAATATTGCAGATGTATTGTGTTCTAGGGCTCCAATTGACTATAAAAGTGTCAGTCATATACAGGCTCCACATGAGAAAATTATTCCTTCAATTATGCACAACTTTTCTGAAAATATAGGAAATAGTATAACTTATATAAATTGGAAAAATAACCTTGCAGTTACTAAGGAAATTATAGAAGATATAATAAATAATAAAATGGACGGAATTTATTGTGTTAAAAGAGTTAATATGGACAGTATTGAAATTAGAAATTACATAAATAATCTAGAATAACATGTTTAGAGATCTTTCTATGTAGTGACCAACCTCTATGCTATTTCCTACAGATGTTTGTTCGTGTATTTCTTTATAAATTTCTATTTTTCTTTTTTGAATTCTTTCCCGTGTTGTTACGATAAGACCGTTCCAGCACACAGTCTGTGCAGTTGGATCCCACTCGTCTACATACTTTTCGTACCAACTCTTGAATGGACGGACTTTTGCCTTTATTTGTTCTTTGCCGTCGTGACTATCTAATGTGAAGTTTTCCTCATTCCCGGCAAGTGAAGGGTTCTCACATCCTTCTATACCGGCTTTTATATATCGCTCGAGCTTTTCTTTACGACCGTGCTTATTAATAGGAGTAGGCATGTATGCAGCCTTTTTAGGAAAGTTTTCATAATTTGTTACAGTAAAATTCAAATACGTCTCAGACTCCCTGCCGACGTTATTAAGAGGTCTGCACCATATATAATTCGGAACGTGCTTGCAAAAGTTACATTTGTCAAAAACCATTAATTTAATATTGTTTTCTTTACAAATTTCATTCAAGTCGCGGGCGTCGTGCTCGGCGCCGCACTCGGCAGCGACAACCACAAAATCTTCGTCACCAACCTCGTCACCCGTCGTACTAAATTTCATCTCGTGTTTTTTGAAATCTATGCCGTCGAGTGCCAACTGTATGGCAAAGTTACCGTTTGTACTTGCATCTTCGTCAAACGCATGTCTAGATAGTTTCAGTGCGTACGGAGGATTTGTCTTCAGCGTCTCTTGTATATCAGGATCCGTACTGTTCACCTTTCCGGCAATCATGTGAGCCTCACCGGGATCTTCACAGCAAAGGTAAGGAACTTTGTCCCACTCGGATTTAAAGTCCGAGTCGTTGTCAATCAAATCTTTAAAGAGAACATCCAACCAGTGGTACGGTTCGGCTCTAGAGTTTTTGCTCCAATAATCGTCACATGCCTTTTTCCATTTTTGAATTATACTCGACTGAACTTGTGATATTATAAACCACGACGCTGGGCCTGTGCAGCCGTCCCTCCCGTGCCACATCCAGAACCCGACCGGTCGTACAGCGTCATATATCCAATTGTCGAGTGACGCCATACAGAGCATAGTCGAGTCAGCCCACACACCTCCGTGCTTGGCCAAGAGGTGCAGCCGTATCACGTCAGACTTTGCGGCGTCGGTCGGAACGTCATCCAAATAACTCACGTCTATATACGTCTTGAGATTTTTAGAATCTACCAATTCGATATTCCACTCTGGGTTGTACTTTTCCCATGACTCCCTGACCTGTTGGATAAGTTTAGGGGCAGAATCCCACCCCTGGAGCCACAGCAGCCATACAGTCTTACCTGGTATCTCGGACTTGAATTCAGACTTACTCGATCTAAACACTAGAAATAACACGAAAAGTAAAAGTAAAGTAATTATTATGTCCTCCAACTTCATTAGTAGTATATTACATTAAAATCCAGCCCTTGTTGTCCATGCACCATGCAACAACTTCTTTGATGCGATCCCGGATACTCAACGAGGGCTCCCATCCCGCCGAACGAAGCCTGTCACCAGACAGGGCGTACCGAAGGTCGTGCCCGGGGCGGCTCGAGTGAAAGTCGACCAACTCATAGTTTAGAGGCTTGCCCAGAGCGTCTGCGATACACTGCGCGAGCTCCAGGTTCGTCGTCTCCTCCTTGCCGACAATGTTGTACTTGGGGCAGAAACCAGCCTTGTGGGGCGTCTCGTCGTGCATAACAAACCAGATGGCGCTCACCACGTCCTCAAGGTGAATATAGAAACGACTCCCGGGAATGGTCTTGGTACTGTCCGAGTGAATTTGAATAGTTTCACCGTTCAAAATCTTGCGAATACACAGAGGAACAAACTTCTCGGGGTGCTGACGAGGGCCAAAGAGGTTCATAGTGTGCGTCACATACACTGGAACGCCGTACGTGTTGCGGAACGACACCGCAAGCTCCTCGCCCCCAGCCTTGGCAGCCGCATACGGGTTGCCGGAATTGTACGGCGCGTACTCGTCGTGCAGAATACCGTTCGGAGCAGGACCAAAGACCTCGTCGGTCGAGAAATAAATAAACTTTTTGAGAGTCGTCTGAGTTCGGGCAAAGTTCAGGATGTTACAAGTCGCCACCACGTTGTCAAGCACGAAACTCATGGGATCCGAAATGCTCCGGTCGACATGAGTACTCGCGGCAACGTGAATGATGTAATCAAACTGACCAAGACGGGTCGACACCAAACTGTTCACTTCGGATCGAAGGTCGTGATGAACCACCTTGTAATTATTTTTATAAATATTTGATTCTAAAATTTCAGAAATTCTGTTCATATTTCCAGAGTAACTGAGACGATCAAGACCGACAACCTCTGCCCCATTATTCAGGAAATGTTCAACCATGGAATGGCCGGCAAATCCGCATGAGCCTGTCAGAAGGATACGCATTGATGATACAACGCACATGTCTTTTAACTATTTTCGGATCCTACATTAGATGTGGTGGATCATTATCATTATTATAATTTTATTAATTTTAATTTTATTAAATTTAAATTATAAAATTCCTAAAATTATATGGAGCTACTGGAATGGATCTGAGAATGAAATCGTGGAAAAGTCCATTGCCTCATGGAAGAAGATGTGTCCCGATTATAAAATTGTAATTTTAAATAATGAAAATTTACAAAATTACATCCAGGATGATGTTTTGAATCTCAAGTTTGCGGATAGCCCCGCACGGACATCTGATTTCATCCGACTCGCAGTACTCGAAAAGCACGGGGGTATATGGATCGATGCGACGACCATACTGACTCAGCCGTTGGATTGGGTTCACAATGGTCGAGAATTCACGGGGTATTATAAAGAAGGGAACATGACACGTAAAGAGTACCCATGCATAGAGAGTTGGTTTCTTGCATGCACACCCGGCTCACAATTCATTGCATTGTGGAAAGATGAATTTTTTAAAATTAATAATTATAATTCAATTAAAGAATATGTCGACACCGCCGGAGTGGACATGCAGAATATAGGGGAGCGAGAATACCTGACAATTTACGTGGCTGTCCAGAAGGTCCTGCAGAATCAGATGGAGCCCAATGAGGCTTGGTCTCGGTTCAAGCTGCGGCGCCTCGAAGACTCTCAACAGCACTGGTGGAACGTTCGACTCTTGTGTGATCCGAACCGACCCGCACCGGATGTCATCAAGTTCAACCGGTACGCACGGGCCGAGATGGATGCCGACCCGACACTGAAGTGCGCCTACATGTCCCATGCATAACCAACCCCAAGGCGAGGAACCCGGCAGTTGCTAAAGTTGCGACTGACCGAACTCATATTGTCGTTGACATACATGCGAAGATTCTCAAATTCCTGGCCAAACTCGGTGGCGGGAGGCGTAGCTGTCGCCACATATCTCTGTAATATATCAGTCATCACGTTCACAAACATTTCAAGGACGTTATAGATGTCGTTATTCTTTTGGCGACTTTTCTCGTCTCGCTGAATAGCAATCTTAAATTTATCATCCGTGAGCTCGTTGAGCATAAACTTGATGCGGAGCTCGCGGTTGTGGTTCGGGTCAAAGTGCCGGTGGTCAAACGATGGCATGAGAACCTGGTGCGCGTGAATGGGAGCCCTATATATCGCGTGGTTCGTCAGACCTCTGGTAACCACACGACTCCAGTCAGGGATTCCACCGCAGGGCCTGTCCATGGGGTTCCGGGGGAGGCCGCCGTTCGCTCGCATGTAATCATAGTAATGCGGGTTGTGAACAATTGAAGTGACAATCGTCCCGTGGCGCCAGCTGAAAGCGGTGTGACACTGGGTGCACCACATCTGGTCGCAGCCGTCAATCTTGAAAATCATACTCGCACACGAAGGACAGGGTCGCGAGTCCCGCGCGAGCAGCCGAGCCGTCTCGACACTGCTCGGGTCGCATGTGTGGTCGTCGCTGGTCTTGACCTCGTGACAGTCCGAACACGTCTTCTTTTCACAAATACCACACTCCCAAGAAGTTGAAAGAAAACCCTTGCAGTCTGGAGCGGGACACGCCCGAACAAAAGCCCGCCGAACCCTTTCGTTCAACTGCCTGTGCCCAAAACGATACTGGCCAACGAGTTTAATTTTATTATCGATATTCTCAAACTCTGCACGAGTTGTTGCGAGAGCCACGTTCTTCTCCCCGTGAAGTCGAAGACGTTCTACACGAATATCGAAATCGTTCGTCAGACCCGTGCGAGCAGAAATATCAGCATCCGTGAGCAGGTTGACCCTGTTGAGGGCGATGCGCGAATGATGTATCTTGTTCGTCGCTTTGTATTTTTGAGCCGTGAGCTTCCGCATCTCGAGTTCGAGCTCAACAAAGGTCTGAGTCTCGGGCATGAGAGCCTTTTCACGATCGAGCAGGACGTTTTCGCGGTGCTCCTTGTAGGTTTTATTCATAAACTTTTGAGTAAAATTCGCAGCCATAAAACTTCGCGGCCAGTTTTTGCGACATGACATGCAGTGCGCATCCTGGCTCGAAGAGAGGAGATAGCGTTCGGTACACGAGGCGCACGCGGAAAACGAGGGACAATAACTACATACGATTTTAGAATGATTTGATTTATTAAATGGTTCACAACACGTCGCGCACGACTCTCTCATCCTTGACTTTACTACTGTCTGTTTTTTTAACTGGCGGGGGAGCTTTTCGAACTTTAACACCATGCTTTGACACCGTGACTGGGACTTTCGCGAGCGCATCCTCTTCGTCCATAATATCAGCCCAGCTGGGTTTCATTACAAAGCTAAGTCATTTTCTTTTTAACAGCCTTGATCACCTTCTTCGTCTTGGAAGCAGGCTTGGACGCGGACGGATACTTGATGAACACCTGGTCGAGAGCCTGCTGTCGAACATCCATCTGACTCTCGGCAAACTGCACACGCGCTACGGCCAGTTCGATCTGCTCCCGAGTGTATCCCGCACATTCCCACGCAACCATCATCCTGTCCAGGGGTGGACGGGTCGGCTGTGCGAAATCGCCCCCATCAAACGGCTTGCCCTTTTTGCTGTACTTTTTCATCATCTTCGTGACCGGAATAGGGTCAATATCCGGGACTGGATGCGTAACGTACACAGTAGGAGGGTGATCCCTGTACCAATCTTCGCATTTTTTCAGAAACTCAGGTCCCAGGTTCTTTTTGATAGCATACGACTTGTAATCGCGCGGAGGGGACCAAGGCGGCTTGAAGTTGTTAGCGACAGACCCAACACCCTGGTCAATCTTTGCGCAAATATCACCGACCCGGCCAAGAGTACCTGTTGTAACAGGGTACGCCTCGTCATCTGGAACCCAACTCGACACGTGACCACCTCTCGAGTTCACGACAGTCTTGAACCGCAGAGGCGCAGGTGTGCGAATCTTCAGGGCGGGGCGGATGTATGACATTGTTGCCTTGAAGTAGGCCTAGAGAATTGTGGCAAAAACACAACACGAATTTTCTAGTGCTAGTGTAGATGCTCATTAGGCTTATTCACTGGGCTCTTGTTCTCTTCATTCTCGTTGTTCCATTTTTTGGATCAGAATATTACTTGACTATTCATCTCCTCATAGTTCCATTTATAGTGTTACACTGGCTGACAAACCAGTCTGTCTGCGCACTGACTGAAATTGAGAAATTGGTATCTGGAAAGAAAAACGACGGGGAGACATTTTTTGGTAAAATTATGGGACCTATATACAAATTTCACAAACAAGAGAACGAGAACCTATTTCTATATGGACTTATGGCGGCTTTGTTCACAATCACATTCATTAAACTTCAAAGACTAGGTTTTACACAGTTGAAAGGGGACTTTGCCCGGTTTTTTCAGTCGTCCTCGTACGCCTCGGGCTCAAGGATAGTCGAGTCATCGTCGGACTCGCTGTCCGAGTCCTCGGCAGTCAACATAGCAGCCAGCCGCTGAGCCGCAGTCAGGGGCTTGGTGCGCTCAACTTCTCTCTCGCAAAGCTTGTCAGACTCGGCCAACTCAGCATCCTTCTCGACCGTCTCGAACTTTGTCGGGGGCGCCTCGAGCGGCTTGCCATACTTGGTGCAGACGTCGCACGGCTCAGTCGGCTCCTGATCGACCGGGTGCGAGTGGACCGGCTCGGCCGGCTTGGCAGCCTTCTTGGCTTTGGGAGCCTTGGGCTCGGCTGGCTCACCGAGTGAGGCGCGCAGGTGGCGCTTGCAGAACACCTCGCCCTTCAGAGCGCTGAACTTGCAGGGCTCCTTTTTGCTCGTGTGAGCGGTACAGCACTGCTTCTCAGCGACCGGCTTGGGTGCCTTGGTCTCCCCGGTCTCGGCCGTCTCGACCGTGACCACCTTGGCCTTCTTGGTGTACTTGCGAGGAACCTTGATCGCAGCCTCGGACGCCTCGAGGTACTTGGCACTCAGCTCCTCAAAGTCCAGGTTGTAGTCCTTGGCCACACGCTCAAGGAACACACGGTCACGCTCGCGAACCAGGGCGTCGCAGGCCTGAGCGAACATAGAGGCAGCCATTTGCTTTTTGGGTGGTTTGGTAGACTTGGGGGGATCCTGGCGAGAGGACGACTCGTTTTCTTTCTCGGTGCTCGGGGTAGGCCGGGCTTCGAGAGAGCTTTTGCTTTTTGGTGATTCTGTAGCCTTCAAAGAGGATTTGGCAATTTGGCGACATCAATTTTTCAAGTACCCCTGTGGCAGTTTGGCGTTACCCGACAGTCTTGTCCAGCACAGAAACTGTAGGGAGCAATGTCCCCCGCCGGCAGTTTGGCGTTACACGACAGTCTTGCGTTACACATTGTATAGTCTGCGGTGGGCACCCTGGATCTATACGCCTCGGAGTTCCGTCACAGTTTATAGGACAACCACAATAGTCACACTCCATACTATTTGTATTTATTGGTGAGCCGTAAGTTGCACTTACAGACCCTGAAGTCCACCGGTCATACAGCCAGAGATCGCCCTTATCATCATAAGATACAGAGCTGGAATCGGGGCTAGAAACGGAACTGGATGTATTACTTTTTTTATATACAAAAATATATACAAGTACAGCAGTCAGCACAAGAACCGTCACGGCTGCTATTCCAATGATGACACGGTTATCCATTAATAGTTTGACTATATTTTATTTTCACGAACCCACACATTACACGCGTATTTTGTACCATTCACAGGGGACATTCCTCCGTGAAGAGCGAGCGGGTGACATTGTTTTCCAGACTTGTTCATTGGACGGAAAAAAACACCCGTACCCGGCTGAGCCCTGAATTTAGATTGGAGGTTCGGAAACTCAGTCTCACCGTTCTCAAATTCATTATTCAGATAGATGAGCAGAGTTCCTATGCGCTGACCGCTGATTTTTTCAAACTCAAGACACGCCGGATCCTCGTCGCAACACGAGTCGTGGTGAGGCATGTAATAGGCTCCGGGGGTATACCGGACAACTTGAATCTGCTCACAGTAGTCGGGTGTTTTCCCAGTAAGTTCGCATGCCTTTTTGATAATTTTTTGAGAGACCGGGTCATCCTTGTCGATCCACGCCGTCTCACTCGTTCGAACAGCATCGGGACCCGGTTTTCCGACAATACCGCTTCGAGAAAACCTGGGAGTCGCCAGGTCAATAAGATGACGACATTCTTCTGCTGTAATTATATTTTCCACTGGAAGTGGCTTGTCCCATGGCTCTGAAATATCACAAAACCCTCTATAGATGGGTTCAACGACGTCATCAGTACACAAATAAATTACGATTAAGACTATAATAATTATAAACAGTACAATTGTAATTTCCATCTATTCTTTTAAATTATTTTTTTTGCGGCAATATTACGAATAATAGCGCGAGCCTTTGTAAGAGCCAGACTCTTGTTCTTTGCTCGAATAGCTTTGAGAAACACAGACGTCTTGGGAGTCCTTGTGGGGGTCGCCTTGAGCTTCCTGAGAGCACCGACTCGCGCTGCATTACGAAGACCCTTTTCGGGCTTGTTATTTCCGAGAGGGTTCCTGGGCATAATCTTCTTGTAGACGAACGAACCCGCCAGAACTACCAGAATATCCTTGTACATGTATTTGAGCTTCTTCATAGGGAGGCCAAACTTTGAAGAAAGAGGGGTGTTGATATTGGTTCGAGAAGTTCCTGGAATGTAAGCGAGTGTGCAGTCGACAAAGTCTTCACCCTTTTCATCCTTAAACTGAACGACGTGATACGTCCGCTTTCCAGAGGATGGTATGTAGCTCTTGCGCGCGTAACTCGAGATGCGGAGCTTGTCAGGTCTGATAAAGCCCTTTAAAAAGTTGTACATTATGCCATACATTTCCAGTGAATACTTCTCGACTGCCGTGTCCGTGAGAGGGTGATTGACCGCAAAGGTGAAATCAAAATCAGTCGTGCTCGCAACCTTCTTAGGAAGAGGGTCAACCCCGCGAGACATGATGTACAGCTTGGCCGCCATTCCACCCCCGAGAGAGACGACGAAATGCTTGTTCGGTCTCATGAGCGCCTTGTGCGTTTTACAGTATTTCAAAAACTTTTCACTGTTCATTATATTTTGTCAATATATTATAATGGCCAGCCGTTACGTCGGCATTCTCATGAACTCGAGCACCAGTTTCACCTGATGACCAACTCATATGCCCAGCACAAGGCACTCCAGAAATATTACGAAAAGATTGTCCCGCTCCTGGACGACTGGGCCGAGGCTTACATGGGCAAGTACGTCCAATAAGCGGTTCATGAAAGACCCGCGCAAAGCAAAGGCTTACTTTCGCAGCCTCTTGACCCGGATCAAAGCCATCAAACTGCCGCGGTCTGATACATATTTGAAAAATATTCAAGATGAAATTACGGCTCTCATTCGTTCAACACTTTACATGCTTAGCCTCAAATAATTATTTAAAATAGTCTCGATTTGTTCGGCCCACAGTGTGTAAGGGCGTGGGCAGTGAAAATCGAGCCAATGTTCCTTGGGACGTGTATTGAAAACATCAAGTATATTGAAATCGGTCGGAGTATTAAGACCATGGTATGCGTGAGGCGTTTCTAAACGAAACCTATCTTTTGGCTGGGTGAAAAGAGACAGAGAACTCAACCTGGGCATGAGGCGCTCAATCGAAAGATGCTCTTCACAACAAATATATTCCCAATCTTTCTTATCCTTCACACGGTCTGGCGCCTTCCATGTAGAGTCTGAAATGCAACCATATTTTTTAGAATTGTAAATCATACGACATTCCTCGGAAAAGTCGTCTGTTAGGTTAAGATACTCCTTGAAAGTTTTTCCATTTGCGACGTGACTAAAACCTATGAAATACCACTTTCCATCCCCTATATCTTGGGCGCAGAGATGGCCGTAGCCTCCCTCTGGAATTTTAGAAAGAGTGTTGAAAAGACCATCCTTGTCCAGAATGTACAGATCTATATCACCGATAAGCCAATTTGTATCTGGCTCAGTCTGTGTATACCAAAACTTCGCCCAGAGAGCCTGAATAATTATAGGAATATCAGGGATCGGCTCGACAACTTCAACCTCTCCATACTCTTCCGACAAGTATGGAGCGGTTGTAGAATCTTTTGTTCCGATGAAAAAAAGTTTACACTTTAGTCCGAGAACAGTAGAATAATATTTAGAAATTGAATTCCAAAAACTTAGATAATTTAAATTCGAATCACTGACAAAAAGAACCTTATCAACCCGCATTAAGAGTTATATGAATTTATTCTTTAATATTTCATCATTTCTTCCACATGACCAAGGTTAATTGCTGGATTAAATGGTATAATATTTCGGTTGCCCTTTTTATACAGTGGAATGTGCCATTGAATATACTCACACGAATGGTCATCAATAAGAGTCCCGTCCGCGAGACCAAGAATCTCTCTCGCAGATGTTGTATTCATGTCATTTTTATAAATAGGATACCCGATTATATCGTGGTGAAGTCTCGAAAAAAAGGTGTAGTTATAAATCTTCTTAATATTGTTAAGATGCAGAAATGCGCCGGGAGGAAATCCCGTGTCATCTCGAACGAAAAACAGATTTATACCTTTTTCATCCGATCCGACTATAGAATATCCAAGATGGCGCCCGAGCCTATACATTGCGAGCATGCTCGCCCCTTGATAAGAAGTCCACGGCCCTCCTTCAGCGTACACAGGGTTTCCCTCGTCCCGATAAGTCACAACCACGTCCGTATATGGGGAGTACTGAAAATTATATTCGATACAAACGACGCGCGGTTTGTACTCTTTACCAATCTCGCGCCACATGTGCCAGTCGTTGAAATCGACATCGATCGATAAAAAATCAAATTCAACCGGAACGTTGTACTTTTTGAACAGACCCAAGACGTTCTCACGAGTCACCTTCTCTTTGTACAATCCTATCGAAGGGTTCTCATTCGCACCGAGATCCCACATGACCCCGGTCCACCCTTCCGTCCGGAGTTTCGCCGTGTTACACTCGGTCGCATTCTCACCAGTACCAAACTCAACGAAAAACTTATTGGTCGGTGAAATAACTTTAAAAATATCACTAATTAATGCATCCTCATTATTTTGAGAATGCATTTATTTATAATATTCTATAATCTCTAAGCTATTCTACAATTCTATCATGACTTCCGTGGTAGTACTTGTACCCTTCCAACAGACCCGAAGCGATGCCAAATTTCTTGAGAGCGACACCATGAAGAGGCGCGTCACCCCAGCGATACTTGAAACAGCATTGGCTCTCGCGAACTCGCCCGATCCAATCACGGACGTCGGGACGAAGCCACACGTCCATTCGAGATACAAAGACATTTGTGTAGGGCATAGAACAGTCGTAATACTTCGCATCGTCGCCCAACCACTCCGGAAGGGTCCTATTTGTCAGATCGTGCGTCTCCGTGTCGAACATTACAGTCCTGTACGGAAGTTCGGGCGTGACTGTCGAAAAGATGTTCGACCACTCAGATCCGTGCAGAATACAGTCCTCGTCGATGCGAAGAACAGTTTCATAATCTTTGAGATAATCCCATACCTCGCACATGTGAAAGTTGCACATGGCGTGGTAGCCAGGATAACAACTCCCGTCGTAGAACGTCTTCAGGGTCTCCTCGGGCAATTTTTCAATTTTAGGAAAGTAAAAAGGAACCTGAATCCACTTGAGAGAGACACCGGGCGTCTGTGAGGCTATAAACGCCTGGTGATCAGGACTGATATTTCCTTCGTGAAAGAGAATAATATCAATTGTAGAATCGAACCGTTCTACAATTGATTTATTACGGGCAATGAGCCTCGAATACATGACAGGGTTCGAGTACCCACGAGTCAGGCAGAAGCACGCCTTCATTTTGTTACTTAACGAATCACATCTTTAAGACTGAACCTTCCCAGTTGACAATGAGCAAAGGTCGACGACCATATGCCGCGGCGGTATATCCAAAGGTTGACAGGCCAGCGCCCGTATTTGTCTCGGGGTTGAAGCCAGGGCCCGAGGTTGTCACGACGGCCCGACACTGACTCAGGGCATACCATTCGAGATACGTATCCATAAGACTCTTTGAAGTTTGTTCGATACCGCCGCACGTCGCGGGGTCGCACGAAAGGGTCACGTCCGTGTCCCATACGACGATGCGGTCACCCCAACGATTTTTGAACAACGACTTGACCGTGCGACTGTCACTGATGAGGAATATTTTACAATTATTTTGTTCAATAATTTCATTAATTTTTTCAAAGGTTTTCTCGGTCGCGAACCAGTCACCTCCGTGAGCGGCTGAGAGACCCGAACAGTCAGGCATGGCGCTTCCACAACGTATGTGGATACCGATAGGGGCATCGGGATCCTTGTACATTGCCAGGAGTTCGGCCGAAGGCTTCATGACCTCGGGAAGTATCCGTGAAAGATTCGCAAACTTCGAAGGATTGCAGTAGAGATCGACCGGGAGAGAGTTTCCATCAAAGTCTGCAAGTTTCAGGTTAAAATCAAAGGCTCGACCCCTCTCAAAGTCCTTGATGTTCTCATGGACGACACCATCCATTCCCATTTTTGAAAGATAATCCTCCAAAAAGCACAGCACATTCCCAAAACCAACTTTGGAGTTACTCTGGTGAACATACATTGATCTATAATCAATCCACCTTCTTAACTAACCCAACAAACATATCACGTTGAATGTGGGTGTGTTCTATCGTGAAGGGCCAGGTCACAGTCTCTTGACTCGAATCGAGCTCAGTCGGATACCGAGGCTTTCGATCATTGTCGACCAGATGCATAACAAACGGAAAAAACCCAACCTTTTCGATAAGTCCTCGCTCTATGAACCGAATGTACGAGAAGGACTCTTCGTTGTACATGAAATAACCCCATCCTTGACTGATTCTGTAGTTCAAAAGCCGAACCATATCGTTTCGGGTCTCGACCCAGTTTTCGACGTGTCCCACGGTCAGCACATGCTTGAGATAGATTCGAGGAATGACGTAGTGACGGTCCGGGAGACCGCCGTGAAACTCTCCATTCGGGAGCCATATGTGATCCAGGTCAAGAATGGGGTGTGGCGCCGTCCAGAGATAGTCCGAACGTGTGACAATGATGCGGTCTCCCAGATCGAGATCCTTAATATTTTGATACAAAAACCACCTCAAAAACAAAAGGATGCCACCGGTGCTCGGGCGCTCGACCGGCTCTTTGATCGTCCCGATCCAGTCCCCGGGAATATCAACCATGTCACGCCAGCCAGGGTTCATTTTGTCAAATGAACTCGCCCAGCATCCAGTCGTCTCCTTGTATTCGAATACGTGTTTTGCGTTTTTATAAAATTCATTGTTTCGGTCAGTCGTGTCGTCGACGTGGAGACACAGAATCAGGTCTGCATCAAATACATCGAGGACATTTTTTTTAAAACTACTCCAGGTCACATCCGGGACTCGGATCTGCCCGATCAGGCAGACGCTTGTAGACATTTTGGAATCCTACAACTACAGGTTTTAGACCATTCAATTCGAGAACTCGCTTGACGTATGCTCTTCACGCTCGTTTTTCAAATGAGGAATAACTTGACTCCGTTAATCGAGATACGGAATAGCATCAAGTGTCTCCATCTAAATAAATAAAGAATGAACCCTTTAGTTATTTAATGAGTTTTGCCGTATGTTCATTGGCCATAGGTTCAGATTACAAAAAGTCCATCAAGTTCTGCATCGAGTCGCAGGAGAAGCATGCAAAGAAACACGGATACAAACGCATCACTGACGAGTCCGTGTTCGACATGACCCGAGACGCGACATGGTCGAAGATTCCGCTCCTACAAAAGTACCTCCCGGACTATGACTACATCATGTGGATAGACGGGGACGTGCTCATTACGAATCAAGATCGTAAAATTAATGAATTTATTGATTTAATTGAGCCCGGGAAGTTTCTTTTCATAGGCCGAGACTTTCAGGGTCTCAACGCCGGGGTATTTATTATTAAAAACTGCGTAGATTCTCTCGAGTTTTTGAGCGAGGTATGGAAGCGCGAAGACATGGCCCGAAAGCTCTTTCACGAGCAAACCGCCATGACCGACCTTCTGGCGACCCCAAAGTACAATGGGAAGGCGCAGGTCATTCCACATCAGTTTATAAATATAATGAACGCCTACGATTACCGAATGGATCCTCGGGTTCACTGGATGCCCGGAGATTTTTGTATTCATTTCGCTGGTATCAAGGACGCGTCCGTACGTTTGGCCCTTCAACAGGCCTACATGGAGGTCAGCTCGAACGACCCGGCCGGGACTGCGCGCATCGCACGCTACTCAGTTCTTGAAAATAACAAGAAGGCCGCGCCAGCAACGCTCTGAAGCAAGCGAGTCGCGGTTGAATAGGTAGTGGCTCAGTTTGCGCTCGCGGGTTCGGTTCAGAATGTGAGTCAGGTTCGGGAACCAAAACTCACCATTCGGCGGTGCAGACTCGCAGATGTCGTGATAAATCAGGATACCTTTTTCGTTCAGCAAGTTGTCAAAGACGTGATCGAACCACCGCTGGGCGTTGAAGTGATCGGCGTCGCTAAAAATAAAGTCCCACTTTTCCTTGGCTCCAAAAACAAACCGATACTCATCAGACTCGACAATGTTCGCACGCGTTCCCTCAAACTCGGACAAGTCTGGTGGAGGCGCGCCCTTCTCGGCCCAGTCGAGCCAGTTGTCGACCATAGTGTACGTGGCAGGAGGACCGTACAAAGGTGCGAGAGCCTCTGACTCGTTGTAATCGAGCGCGGCCAGAATCTTACGCGCGCTGAAACCGCTCCCAAAGCCGAGCTCGAGGACACTCTTGGGCTTGTGGCATTTTACTAAATTTGCAATAAGATCTCCGTGACAGATGTCAACCTGAACCGGGTTCATCTAAAGAATACAGAGTCTTATTCTTTAGATGATTCTGGACTCTGAAATCCTCGAGCGATGCAAAGAATTTACACTGACGTCCCGGGAGCGCCAGCTCCAAACCATGAGCTCCATCGAGCACACAATCAAGAACGATATTCAGGGAGATATTGTAGAGATTGGAGTTTGGCGCGGTGGGACGGTTATGATTATGCTGTACAAGCTCATGCAACTCGGTGTGACTGATCGGGCCGTTCACCTGTACGACACATTTACGGGGATGACCGAGGCTTCCGAGTTTGACCGCGAGTACACAGGGGCACACGCGAACCAGATTTGGCACCTTGTAAAATGTGAGGCCGGGTTCGATGATGTGTTTGCAAACATAAAAAGCGTCGGATATCCAATGGACAAAATTCACTTTCACATTGGAGATATTCGCCAGGTGAAAATGGAAGATATCCCTGCCACAATCGGTCTTTTGCGCCTAGACACTGACTGGTTCGAGTTGTATAAATTTGAGATGCCTATCTTTGTCCCACGTGTCCCGCCCAACGGTATAGTGACGATCGATGACTACGGGCACTGGAACGGGTGCCGCAAGGCGGTCGACGAGTACATCGCAGAAGCATGCCCCGGAAAGAAATTACACGTCATTGATCAAACTGGAGTGTTTTGGTTTAATTGAGAGGTAAAGGAATGTTTATTCTTTTATATAAATATGCTTATCGATACATTCATGTTCTACAACGAACTGGATGTCCTCGAACTGCGCCTGACAGTTTTGGACGAATGGGTCGATCGGTTCGTTCTGGTCGAGGCTGAGGTGAACCACGCCGGAGGTCCCAAGGAGTTGTTCTTTCATGACAACCGGGAGCGTTTCGCCAAATGGAGCCACAAGATCAAGCACGTCATTGTGACGGCCGAGGAGGCTCCGAAGGATGAAAACCCATGGGCCCGTGAAAAGTACCAACGCGAATGCATTAAGAGAGGTCTCGGGGACGTCCCGCACCACGCCACAATAATGATTAGTGACGTGGATGAGATTCCCGACATGACGAAAATTCCATTTGAAAAACTTCCAAATGTGGTGGTTTCTGTTCACATGTGGATGTTTATGTACTCACTGAACCATATATTAAATAATGAACCGTGGTTCGGAACGGTCATTACCAACTGCGAACTCTTGTGGACACACGGGCCGAATTACTTCAGGGACAATCGATGGAAGTTTTTCCCTTTGCACTATTGCGGGTGGCACCTCTCGAGCTTCGGCGATGGATTCCATGTCGCCAATAAACTCAACACATTTGCACACTCAAAGGATCCGCACGATATCGAATGGTCGGGTCCTGTTTTACAGGATCTTATTGACAAGGGAATATGGGCCGATGGAAAGACGAGTCTTATTCTCAGAGCCCGGGAGGTTCCTCTACCCGGACCTGTCGAAGTTCTTCGACGGCTACGCTTGGGGACATTCCCAGAAACAGAGCCTTCAACTTGACCAGTAATTTTACTTCATCAACATCTAAAAATTTGAAAAACCGTTTCTTTTCGGGAATATTCTTGAAGGGTCCAGACTTTTCATCAATGAGGCCTTGGCAAACCGGCCAGGTCACTTCTCTGAGTTCGCGAAGACCCTCCTCGACCTCGGTGATTCGATCAAAGACATGTCGCTCAAAGTCTGTAAGAGCCATACCCTAGAGACCTTTTACATCTTTATATGACCCCCGTAGTGGACAAGGAACATGGACACGAGACCCAGACCGACCCCTATCCACTGGACTGGGCTCTCGAAGTTTTCGCCAAGTACAAAAACAGCCACGAGAGAGCCAAAGACAACAATCATTCCTTCCCACATGGCCGAGACCCAGAGAAGGGTCCCAACTGACAGACTCTTTATCAAAAAGGCGATGACTCCTATATATCCCAAAACTCCGGCTATGAGGTGAGCATGGTTGCCATTCCGGGTGTACATTTTGAAATGTGCATTTCCCCAAATTTCTGAAATAGTCATCAAGGCCACGTTCAAAAGGCTCATGTCTAATAGAGCGCAACTTTTTTGTTAGAGAAGACCAATGGAGAGCCTTCCCTGGATCTGCTCGTGGCTGAGTCCCCACATTCGAGTTGGACGATTGGCCAAAGAATTTATATTTACAATTTTAATTAAAAATCCTATAGAATTTCGAGTCGCCTACTTGAATTATTCAGTTAAGAAACTATGGCTTGATTGAGTCAATGACCAAGTGGCTTTTTGTCGGTCCGACACTTTTATCAGGAATTGGCCAAGTGACTAAAAACTATGCAGACTGTGCATCATCTTCCGAATATGTCGTCTTGGGGTCTCGTCCAAAACTTTTAAAATATGATTGCGGTTTTGCATTCATAATTCCCGTCGAGAGCCAACTCAATATTCTCGACCAATACAAGCCATTCTGTAAAAAATGGATCTACATGACCGTATGTGAAACTCGTCCCGTAAATCCATGTTATGGATTATTGGAAAAATACAAGACGATTCATGTTCCATCTAATTTTGCAAAAATAATTTTAGAAATTCAATTTCCTAAAATTGAATGGAAAGTTCTTCATCACTGGTGTCCGACACCCATTCCAAGAATTACAATTGGGTCGGATCCATATATTTTTTATACAATTGGGAATATAATTGATCCTCGTAAAAATATAAAATTATTGATCAAAACATTTATGAATTTAAATTTTAAAAATTCATTACTGATTCTCAAAGCGACATGTCATACAGATGTCCACTGGAATTTTCCAAATGTGAAAATAATAAATGGTCTCTTACCGGCCGATGACATTGAAGAAATTCATGCCCAGTCACACTGTTATATCAACTGCTCACACTCCGAGGGTGTCGGAATGGGGGCTGTCGAGGCTGCGATGCATAACAAACCAGTCATAATAACAGACTTTGGCGGGCTACAGGAGTACGTCAAGACGCCGTGGGTCGTGCCGTGCACCGAGGGACCTATTGGTTTTGATGACTTTTTATTTACAAAAGATCTTCACTGGGGATTTCCGTCTGAAGACGTTCTCGAACAACACATGAAGGACTGTTACGAAAAACGAGTGACCGTATGGGACCACTCGCACACGCGCGAGCTGATATCAAAGGTTCCTACATATTTTTAATCATCTTATTGAGACCCTTTCCTGCGAGCTTGGCCGCATCGACGCCGCGTCCGCTTGCAGCCAGCTTGGCGGCGTTCTCAAATGAATTGGCCGCACCGTTCATATTCGCCTTGCGAAGGTTCTTGGCGGTCGTGTTGTACGAATTTGCGGCCCGAGCTGCATTCGTATTTGCGACCTGTATATTTCTTGAAACATTCTGACCGTTCAGGGCGGCGTTCTGGGACTGTACGAGAGCCGCGTTTGCATTCACCCCGCGAGTAGCTGCATTTAGCGCATTCGTTGTTGCCATTTCTATTATTATATATTTTAAATAGGGGAAGCAACCAGAACATCGTCAAAATTGAAACCATCAATTTCGTCCCCTGAAGCCAGAGGTTTATAAGACACAGAACCCATGGGTGCCACTGGAAGAACCTGGGGACCCGAGCCTGTGACGCCATCTGTACTGGACATGGAACCCATATTCATCACGGGCATGGGCATATGAGCACCCGAACCCAACATATTCATCACGGGCATGGGCATCTGAGCGCCAGACCCCATCATCGATGGAACGGGCATGGGCATCTGAGCGCCAGACCCCATCATCGATGGAACGGGCATCATGTCAGTGCCTGACCCAATCATCGGGGCTGGTTGAGACATGCTCGGAGACATATCTGGGACGATTGGGGCAGATGCTACTGGCATAGAGAAAGACATTTACATTAGACACTAAAATTTTTCAGGACTTGCCGTTCCGCCTGATACTTCCCCGCCGCCTGCCGAATCGACCCATTTTATTGCAAGGTATGTGACCAACCCTGTGACTATTGAGGATGCGAGTATAAAACTTTTCTGAGAATTCAGAAAAAGGACTATATCATCTAGAGTTTTCAAACCTGTTGGCTTTTTAATGAGACGAGGGATGACGAAGACTATAAGAAAGTTGACGGCTATGGCTGCCCAAATATAATTCCAGTCCATTACAATATATCTAGATTATTTGCTAGCGAGCTTGAGGACTGCGGCACTTGGGGTGTGCTTCGAGCAAAACCCGCAGAAGGTGGCCTTGTACGGACAGGGCTTATTCGCCAGGGTCGTCGCCTTACACTTGGCACCGGTGTCCTTGACCGGCTTGGGAACTCCTCTCTCGGCCTGGTAAGGGACAAGGTTTGTGTGGTGCCTGGCGTCCTTGATGGCCAGAGCCTTTTCTCTTGTCATAAACATAGACTCGGCCATCTTTTCCGGCTGCGTGTGACCCGACGCCTTGGCAGCTTCGAGCATCCGTTCCCACACAGGACCACCCCTCACTGCCGCGACTGACGCGCGAGGAGCAGCGGGGTGTGTGTAAGACAGTGGCTTGGTGCGAAACCACGAGGGAGCGGCAGATCGGCAGTACTCGGGACGGGGAGCCATAGTGTTTGAGTTTTGGGTGAGAACTTCAGTTCTCTCTCTGCCACGCGCGCGACACGAATTTTTATATTACTAAAAACTCCTTCAAAAGATGCAACCTCGGATGAAATAATAGAATTTGGAAAGAAATATGGTCTTGGATGCGCCGAAAACATAACAATGATTCAGAGCCAGATTGATGACCGCTATGTCTTGCCCTATCATTTCTCTAAAGATCAAAACGTGAAAAAATTGGTGTAATCACTGTGTCACGTTCGTGTCTGCCAGTTTGAGCCAAGTCAAATGGCGCGTCACACTATCCTGACCGAGGAATGCCCGCAGGTTGCTGAACTTTCCTACATTTGCACATGGCTCGGGTACAGCGAGCCCGTTCGAAAACCTTCCCCGATCGTGGTCGATAACAAGTGGACCGGGGCATTTAAATTTACAGATGCCCCGATCGAACTCAGACTTTTTGCGGGTTCGGGATCGGTTGTCGATTATGTGGTTCGCGATAACGAGACCAACAAATACATCCTTCTTCTCGAGTCTACAAAGGGTGACGAGGACGGGAACCCATATTATCAGCGCATAACGAAACTCGTGGTGGCGAGTAACGACCACCCCGAGGCTTCTCTTGTTATGTTTTATACCGAGCAGCCAAAAACGACATCGAAGTCGTTCACAATGTCTTTGCGAATGTTCAAAACGATCGGGGTCGAGGCGGTCGTCGGGCCGATTAACGCCAACTTTCTCGACACGGTCGAGCCTTACTCGACGTTCGAATCTTTCCAGTACGATACGAACGCCATCACCCCTGCGTCAGGCGTACCCGTTCGAATTCAGAACCCAGTGCCCGACACGTACACCATATCGGCGCGTCTTTCGAAAAGTTCCAACTCGAAAATATCGAGTGATCCACAGGTCGGGCGCGTCACTGCCATGTGTGCGACAGTGGTGAAGATTAACCCGAAAGCCAAGTTTATCATAAAAGATCACAGAGTCACCGAGCTGACCCAAGGGCACAAGTTTTGGTACGCCAACGGTGCATGGGACGTGCGACTCGAGGGACTCGATCAGACAGCACTGGGGAACAAGCGGGTTCGCGATTCGTATACAGAAGATGCACGAACCGAAAAGGTTGCAACCATTCTCTTTCAACTTATTGACGAACGTCCAGGGTTTTCGTGTGTGTTCTCGAACCATGCAGGGTGCGAACGGACACACCTAAAACGTCCGGACGGTTCGAAAACTAAGACTGAAAAGAAGACAACTTTGCCAGACGTCGTCATGGCGAACCACGAACGCAAGGAGGTGTACATATTCGAGGGCAAGACTGCAAAGAACGTGAAGCAGGGTGACAAGCAACTCGACGCCATGGATGGGTTCTGGAAGTTTATGAAAGAAGAGGGGTTGTACGAAGGCTACAGGTATTCAAAAGGGCTTATAGTTTACGGGGAGACAAAGATTGAAACGAAGCACAAGATTTGGTTCACAGTCACCAATGACTGGACTATTAAAAGATAGAAACGTGTAATTAGAAATGCAGATATTTGTCAAGACTCTCACAGGGAAGACGATCACTCTCGAGGTTGACTCGAGTGACACGATCGATAACATCAAGGCGAAGATTTCAGACAAGGAGGGCATCCCGGGAGATCAGCAGCGCCTCATCTTTGCGGGAAAGCAGCTCGAGGATGGTCGCACACTCGCAGACTACAACATCCAGAAGGAGTCAACGATCCACCTTGTGCTTCGCCTGCGCGGCGGGGTATAAAAATATTTTCTAAACTAAAATCAGATGGGTATCAGTCCGGAACTCTTCGGTCCAAGTTTTTGGGGAGCTCTTCATTACGCATGTCTAGTTCCAGAAAACCCAGACAAGGTCAAGGAATTCATTGCTCTTTATCCCTACGTCCTGCCGTGTATCGGATGTCGGGAGCATTTCAATCAGGTCCTACAGGAATTTCCAATTCCTGCAGAAGATGACTCGAAAACTCTCTTTGAGTGGTCAGTCATGGTTCATAACCTCGTCAACGTCCGCCTCGGAAAGCCAGAGTTTACCGCAGAGGAGGCACTCAAGCACTGGGGGACACTGAAAGAGCCCGAGCCCGAGGTTGTCGTTCCTCCCTTCCCTTGGCACCTTGTCGCATTATTTGTAATTTTAATTTTAATAATTATATTTATCAAATTCAAGAAGTGATGTCTGGTGGATTGTTCCCAGGCCATCCTTTTGTATTCAACTGGAAGTGTATAATTTTTACACTGATTCTTGCGGGGGGTTATTGGTACTTGCCCCATAAGAACCCGTGGATCCTTGCGTTCCTCATATGGTTTCCGTACATTGCCCTCGCGTGGTATGACTATTCGTACAAATGCCAAGACAAGCTTCTGCCAACGATAGTTCCATTCGGCCGATACATCTGGCTTCCATTCAAGCCCCCGGGCTACAAGGAAGAGTACAACAAGCTGACACCCGAGACAATTGGGATCATGAACAAGGTTGATCACATCACGGGATGGACTCTTCTATCAATTGGGGTGGCTTGGTACATAATGAAGCGGTCGAACTAAAGATACCAAGTGCTACTATACAAATGAGCTATGAACGGTTCAGTCACGTTGAGCACATTCTCAAGCGGCCCGACAGTTACGTCGGGTCTCTCCCTCCCGAAACCGGCAAGTACTGGGTTCGAGACGGAGATGGTTTCAAGATTTCTGATCTTACCGTTTCACCTGGTCTGGTGAAGATATTCGATGAGATTCTCGTCAACGCAATAGACCAGTACTCTCTGAACCCCAAGAAGGTGTCAGAGATCCGGGTCACCACTCAGTGCTCCGGAATTGTCATTAAAAATTTAGGAATTTCTATTCCCATCAAGAAGCACGAGACTGAGAAGGGTGCCGACGGCAAGCCCATTTGGATCCCCGAACTCATCTTCGGCCATCTCTTGACGAGCTCAAACTACAATGACGAGGAGCAGCGCGTGACTGGTGGGCGAAACGGCTACGGAGCCAAACTGGCCAACGTGTTTTCTTCCAAGTTTTGGATCGAAATTAGCGACGGCAAGAAGGTTTACAGACAGACATGGAATGAAAACATGAGTAAATGTTCCCCTCCAACTATTGAGGCTGTGTCAGAGCCCGTGGGTGTTCTCATAGGTCTCTTCCCGGACTGGCCGAGGTTCGGGGGTCAGGGAGACTTTGAAAAGGTTGCAGAGAAGCGCGCGTGGGACGCATCCATGTGGTGTTCAAAGTCCAAGGTTTATTTCAACGATACAAGACTCGAGGTCTCGAGCCTTGAGGAGTATGCCCGTATGCACTTGGGTGACGTCCCGGTCGCCAAGATGCACACCGAAAACTTTGATATCGTCGCTGCCTATTCAACATCTGGAGCCTTTCAGCAATGCTCATGGGTCAACGGCATCGCGACCCACAAGGGTGGGAGCCACGTGGATCGGGTCGTTAAGCTCATCTGCGACGAAATTGCCAAGGACAAGAGAGTCACGGTGAAGCCCGCCCAGATCAAGGCGACCCTCTTTGTCTTTGTTCGTTCCGTGATCGTCAACCCTACATTCAGCAGTCAGACCAAAGCGGAATGCACGTCCAAGATTACAGAGGTCATAGAACTCAAGCCAAAGTTTATCAAGGATGTGCTTGGTTCTGGGGTTATCGACGACCTGATGGCACTGGGCGCGGCCAAGGTTGACAAGGAACTCAAAAAGACGGACGGTGCAAAGAAGTCTCGAATTACGGGAATCCCAAAGCTCGACGACGCCAACTGGGCTGGGACTCACAGGAGCCACGACTGTACCCTAATTATCACCGAGGGAGACTCTGCGAAGGCGCTCGCGATCGCGGGTCTTGGCGTTGTCGGCCGCAATGCGTTCGGTGTTTTCCCACTCCGCGGCAAGCCTCGCAACGTGCGAGACGCGACTATTAAACAGGTGACTGAAAACGAAGAGTTTTCCAATCTCAAAAAGATAATCGGGCTTTCCCATGGCAAGGTATATAACAGTGTGAGAGAATTGCGCTATGGACGTCTCATGATTATGACCGATGCCGACCTGGATGGCAGTCACATCAAGGGGTTGGTTCTGAATATGTTCCACGTCTATTGGCCAAAGCTTATTGAGCTGGGATTCGTGGTCTCGATGGTGACTCCGGTCATCAAGGCTGGGAAGACGTGGTATTTTACGGAAGACGCGTTCCGTGAGGCAGGCGGCTCCGCCGCGGGAACCGCAAGCGGTTCGGTCAAGTACTACAAGGGTCTCGGAACATCGACGAGCGCAGAGGCCAAGGAGTATTTCAAGCAAATCGATCGCCTCACGGTCGCTTTCGGGCATGACACAAACACGGATGAATCTATGCGGCTGGCCTTCGCCAAGGCGCTTGCAGACGACCGCAAGACTTGGATGACTTCCCACATGGCCAAGCCTCCCAAGGGTGTCAATTATGGCCACGTGACGAACCTGACCGTCACGGACTTCATCCACAAGGATATGGCCAACTTCAGCGCCGAGGATATCAAGCGTTCTATCCCGAACGCCATCGATGGTCTCAAGCCGAGTCAGCGGAAGGTGATGTACGCGTGTCTCAAGAAGAACCTCACGACCGACATGAAGGTTGCACAGTTGTCGGGCTATGTTGCAGAGCAGACCGCGTACCACCACGGAGAGGCGAGCCTCCAAGGAACCATCGTGAACCTGGCTCAGAACTTTGTCGGGTCGAACAACCTCAACCTCCTCGTACCGAGCGGGCAGTTTGGCACGCGACTTCTGGGAGGCAAGGATTCGGCCAGCGCCCGTTACATCTTCACACGGCTGGCGCCTGTGGCTCGCAAGGTGTTTGATCCGGACGATAACGCAGTTCTGTCGTACGTAATTGACGACGGTCAGAAGGTTGAGCCGGAGTTTTACGCACCAATAGTCCCTATGGTTCTTGTCAACGGCGCAGAGGGTATCGGGACAGGATTCAGCTGTTATGTTCCGCCGTTTGATCTGGAGATTATTAAGCACAATATCCGTTGCGGTCTCAAGCAGGTTGAGATGGTTCCTATGGTTCCGCATTTTAACGGATTCAAGGGGAAGATTCGCAAGACCAAGGATCATACGTGGGTTCTGGAGGGTCTCTTTGAGCGCGAGGGGTCTCAGATTCACGTGACGGAACTTCCTCCAGGGAAATGGATCCAGGACTTCAAGGAGCATCTCGATGACCTCGTCGACAAGGGGACGATTCAGAAGTACGATAACCAGTCGAGCGAAACGACACCTGACTTTCGGATCTGGGCGACGCTCGAAGACCCGGTCAAGGAACTCGGACTGACAAAGACTATCCATACGAGTAACATGTATCTCATCGGACCGAACGGAGCGGTCAAAAAGTACGACACGGCCGAGGACATTCTGGTCGACTACATGGAGGTTCGACTCAATGTGTACCGCAAGCGCAAGTCTCACCTTCTGAAGGATATTGACGCAGAGATTCAGTGGCTCACTGAAAAGGCTCGGTTCATCTACACAGTGGCAATCTCCAGGAGGATACAAGTCTTCAACGTGCCGCGCTCAGAGGTTGAGAGGCAACTTCGAGAGGAGTTGTTCAGCGAAACCAACTGGCCAAAGCTCTTGGATATCAAGACCTACCAGTACACACAGGAGGAGGTGGAAAAACTCCGGGCCCTCTGTGAGACCCGGACAAAGGAGCGCGAGTTGATCAAGGCGACGACCGTGGTTCAGATGTGGGAGAAAAATCTGAACGAAATGTAGATGGAAGTCATTCGAGTCGCGCATTTTGTTCAAAATTCAGTCGAAGACTTTCTTGAATTAATAGGAATCATGCCAACAGAGACTCCCACCGCGCCGAAGGCACCACCGCCTCAAACTTCAACATCGGTTTCAACATCGTCATCATCGGTTTCAACAGCTCCCCTGAAACCAATTGACGTGACTGGTTTTTATAAAGCGACGGGAGCCCAAGAAGCGACATTCTACGCGACAACACCTGTCCCGGCGACACTTCCAGGAGCTTACTGGGCAGCTTTGAATATAACAGGAGTCCTAGGACAGATCCAGACACTGAGTTCTGATGGAACCCCGGGAACCGCAAACGTTTCTTCGCTCGTATCAGAACCTTACAACTGGTCTTTTAAATTTCAGTCTGATAAAAGACAATACCTGGAATACACTGAAGTGTCGGCAGCAGTTCTTTATCCACCGAATACCATTAAATTTTCGGTCGACCCTGTTTCATATTCTATAGCAGGCTACTATACTGTCAAAGAAAATCTTGTAGAATTTTTCTTTTTAGGAAACGCTCCAACCATACAACCTGGTTGGATTGTGACGGGTCTGACGCCTCTCACGGGAACATTTACGGTAAAAAGTTTTGGAAAAAACATTTACGGAGGAAAAACAAGTCAGGGTTTCCCAATCTTTCGCACAGGCGCCGTGCTCACGTCGAATGAAGACATCCAGAACAATTCCACAATTACATATGTTACGGCAACATTCACATCTCCGACGTATACAGAAAAATTCAAACCTTCGTTTTTTACGACAACATCCAATAACTTTCCGGTCGTGAATATTAATCCACATATTGTACTTGGAAAATACACAAAATTTAGAGATTTAAACAAGGATGTATCATTTCCTCCAGAGCCCACAGAATTTACAGAAATTAAAGAACGTGGGTTCAGTTCGGGTGCTATCCTTGCGCTCTTTGCAAAGGGTCCTCAAGATGAATTTCTTGTGAGTAAAAATCCGAAAGCTTCTCAATGGAACCCAATATTTAAACAGCACACCAATGCGGTCATGTTCAACAGGGTCATTCCGTTGCCCGGGCCGAGTCCTACATACCAAGGGACAGTATCGACCGTAATATTATATCCAAATCAACTGGGAGATCTTTTTTCAAATATGTATCTCAAAGTTACGGTACCTTCGGGTATTCCGCTCGCACCGAACATTGGTCGGTCAATAATCAAACAGGTTGACTTTATCGTGAATGAGACAATTATAGAGACTCTCTATGACGACTGGTACATTATTCGTGACCAGATGCTGTTAGACGCAGACGAACAATATGCTATGAACACTGCAATGGCTGGAATAAATAATGAAATAATCATACCTCTTGAATTTTTCTTCTGCCGGAGACACTCGAATAACAACTCCGGGCGTGAGCGTCTTCGGAAGCCATACTTTCCAATTTGTGCGATGCATAACCAACTTATATACATACGATTCACGTTTCAGCCGTACCAGTGGTGGACGAGTGATACATCCGGGACGGCAGACATATCCAAACCTGTAATTATTACTGAAGAAATACTCCTTGAAAAGAAAGAACGACTGTACTACAAAAGCACCCCTTTGCGCTACATAGTCAATAGCATAAAGAAGGATGCGACACTCACATTCACAAGTAACCAGCCCATCATTAACCTGACGGCTGCGTTTCCCGTCCAGACATTGATGTGGTTCTTTCGGAACAAGAACTATGAACGGGTGACCGATGGACTCTACTATGATTCACGATACACCTACGGCTACACGACTCAGTACATCCACTCCGCCGTGCCTATGCAGTTCCCGTCCGGAAACACAAACTTTATCGACGTCATCACGTCCGCAAAGATCACACTCAGTAACACAGACGTGACAAGTGTCCTCCCCGGAGGTCTTTATTTCGGGTTCCAACAACCTTTTCAGCATTTCTTGTCAGTTCCTTCCAAGAATATATACTCATACTCGTTTGGATTGACACCAAAAGAGTATAACCAAGGAGGTTATCTTAATTTTTCAAAACTTAATTCTCAAACCACAACTATGACGCTTACATTCAATCCTACGTACACTGCGCAAGTGACTCAGGGGTACAATTTGTATGTATTTTATTATGGATACAACTTTCTTCAATTTCAGGGAGGGTTTGCGGGGCTTCCTTTTGGGTCTTAATCATGTGGTCTACGATTCCATTTTGTATGACCCACTTGAGAAAGTTGAGCTGGGCGACAGTCGTCGTGAGACCGTCGAATTCGATGCGATCCGTGCGACAGAAGGGATCGAAGAGCTTTTTGGAGTACCCGTCGAGACTCGACTTGTAGGCAACATGAACCGTGAACATCTTGCCGTTCGGACCTATATACGTCACGTGCTTGTTCTTTGAATAATTGGTGACGAACCATTCGATCCGCCGAAGCGATACTCCGTTTCGGTGAGTCAGGATATCATTCAACTGATCTTTATTTTCAGGAATTTCGAAAAACTTTGTGAGGCTCGACAGAAGGACTGCAGATTTGCTCATTACTAATTCATAGAGTCTAAGCCTTAAGTCTCTTCCCAAGGTGCAGGAACTCTCTGAATGACTTCCTTTGGCTTTGGAATAGGAACTTGCTTCTGGTGAAATCCGCAATACCCATTCTCTTTTGGTTTTTTGAGACAACGAACCTTCTGACCGTTGATACCCTTGCAAAAGTGATCCTCGACGAGCGCCAAGTCCTTCATGAGAGACTCGACTGGAATTCCATAAGTCTTCGACATGGTCTCGACGATTGAAATACTCCGGAGGTTGACCCGACGACTAACCTCTTCCTCAATAATCTCCTTCATAGAACATTGCATCTTGGCAATTTTGTCATTGTATTTTTGAAAAATCTCATCCAGAGAAATCTCCATACTACTCTAATGCTAGAAAACCTTAAGAGGCTGTTCGGGCAAAGCGAGCCAGAAATGCCTTGCGAGCGTCCATCTCGACCGTGCTCTCCGTCTTGACCATGAATTTCTTGTTGAATATCGTCGCGGGTGGTATCAGCGGCTCGAGGAGATCCTGGACGGGCTTCTTCATCTGGTTTGTGAAATAGTACTGGTAGTCGATGGGCACGTTCTTCTCCCGGACCCACATGGGATCTTCGGCCTTTTCATACATCTTTCCGGGACCCTGGACTATCAGAAAAGAGACCCGGTCGCCTTGCTGAGGCTCAGACCCCGGCTCACGAGCTCGCATCTTGTCTCGAACCTCCACGTGTGCCATCTTCACCTTGTAGTCGGCTGCGAGCTGCTTGCTCAACAGAAGCTTCTCCATCGGCACCTTCCCCTGCATCAAGTTCCGGGCAGCTTCCCGAGCCGCCTCAATGACCGGACGCGGGTCGTTCGAGTCGAGAATCATATCCAGGAGCGTCTTGAGCGTCTCTCGAACGTACGGACAGCTGTCCCGCCGGACAACCTGCAGACCCTTGACGTCAATCTTTTTGAATTTAACAGTCCCATCCTTTGCCTTTTCGTACATCTTCGCGGCATATCGCTTCTTGCTATACAAAAAGTACGGACAATAGACCTTCTCGAGCTCCAGGTCGTTCGGAGCCTTGAATAGCTTCGTGCATTGCGCAGCGGCCAGCTCACCCTGCTCCCACGAGTAGTCAATCGCTTCCTGACCTTTGCGACCCTGTACGTCAAACTCAACCATGACCGAGTCCGTGTCACCATACCGAACCTTTGCACCCGGGAAATTCGCTTCGACATAATTCTTCGTCTCCTCAATCATCTGGCGACCCCGCATAGTCACAGTCGAGGCGATCGCTACCAGAGGAAGCATGCCCTTTGAGGCACCCGTGAACCCGTACATGGAATTCATAGAAATCTTGTAGGCCAACTGCTGACCGTTGTAGACAGCCTCCATAGGTGTGCCTTCTGCCTGCGCCATGAGCTTCTTGGCCTTTTTGCGAAACGCCTTCAGGTCTGTGAGAATGGTGGGCAGCAAGCTCTGGACGTTTTGGGCAAACTTGTGCGACCCGAACTGCTCGTAAGTCACACCGGGCAAGTTGTCGTACTTGGGGTCCATGACGAGCGTCGAATAACACAGGTTGTGCGCGCACATAATGCTCGGATACAGACTCGCGAAATCGAGCGCCGTGATTGGGTTGTAGTATGCCCCGGCTTGCGCGTCGAGCACGGTGGCGCCCTCGTACCCTTCGTCACTCACGGGCAGCCCGCTCTTCTTGAACGTCGGAATAATAAAGTTGAGCTGCCGAGCCTTGTAGGCCATCTGACTAAACACCTTGATTTGCTGCCCACGTTCGCTCAGAAAAGCAAGAGGAACCCAACATGCCTTTGCCATTTCAATCTGGTTCTGAAGCTGGCACAACTTGTCCATGAGCTTGTGCGGGAGAACCGTATCTTGAATACAGTAATCTGCGACTATGCCGAGTCGAACAGGATCGGACGCTGCAAAACTTGCGAAAATCTCCTTGACCGGCATGTCGTTTTTCTGATCGTTCAAAAAATGCTTCGACACGTTGTTGAGCGAGTACGACTCGAGCTTGTGCTCGCGCTTGACGTCCTGAAAGAGATCGAACACGTAACGGCCCTTCATAGGAACCAACTTGAGCTCGTTGTTCCCAAGCGCGCTCGAACTCAGCATCTTGACGGTCAGCTCGGCGACAGAATCTTTGACCCGCCCCCAGACGGGTTCGATACCGAGTCTCGTCGCACGAACTATGAGAAACTCCAAGTCGAACCCGAAGATGTTCCACCCGGTGATAATGTCAGGATCGGTCTTGATCAAGTAATTCTCAAAAGCCATGAGCAAGTCGCGCTCAGTCTTGTACGAGTCGTACCCGGCCGTCTCCTTGAGACACAAGCATTTCTTCTCCACCACGTCTGTGCCGAATGACCGAGTCGTCATGCCAATCTGGAAGACGACGTCGGCCGGGTTGTTCGGGTTTGGAAAGGCTCCGGTAATCGAATAACACTCAATATCGAACGACATCACCTTGAGGGGCGCGATATCGTCGCGGGCAACCGGTCGAAAGTTTTGCCACTTGGCCTGCCAGAGATTCAAGTCGCACGTAGTCTCGGGATCCATCTCGCACGTCCCAGACTCGAGCCACCCGGTCGACGCGATCCCGGTCACGTGCATGAACCGCAGAACCGGATCAATGTTCGTCTCGTGGACCGTGCATCCACTCAACTCGGGCCACTTGCGATTCTCGATGCACCACGCAAAGTTCCGAAGACCCTTGTGCGACTTGAAACGGACCAGCAAAAAGTCCTCGAGCGTGCCGTTTCGAAAACCCCAGAGATCGATAGACTTGCGAGCCTCGACCGATGCACACTTGGTTCGAACAAATGACAACGCACCGGACACCTTGCCGACCGGAGGTTTCACGTAACAAAAAGGCTCAAAAGTCGTACCGAGGGAAACAGATCTGCCATCCTCGGTCCGGCCGAAAACTCGAACCGTGTATTTTTCATCAATGTCGCCACCGTCCCAAGCAACTGCCTGGAAGGTGACCATTTGTCATTCTACGTTTTTATACTCTAAGTGGCAGCTCGAGCACGTGGTACACAAAGTCTGTGACCCACAGAATACTCACGGGATTTTTCGTCTTGAATGCGATCCATGACATGACTCCCGATATGAAAAGTTGTGGAATATCTATCACTGGATTGTATAATTTAAAAACACGCTCAGAATCTTTTACAAATTTGTTTGTTAAAAAACTATACAATATTCCCAAAACAATGGCAATGAACACAGGTATCGGCCACATTCTTACGCGCATTTGTTGAACAAGAAGAATGAAAATTGCTAAAATTCCAAAAAGAAAGAATAGTGATTTTTTTGATGAAGTTTCTTTAATAACGGGCCATTCACGAATCTGCCGAGGGATATGTACACACAACGCGAGTATAAGAAAGAATATTTCCCATGGATTTTTAGAATTTTTCAAGAGATATATGATACCGGCATCAAGCGCAAGTTCGGCTGGCCAGTATCCTGTAGCCTCCATAGAATACCATTATATTTAAATTACAAATGGTGACACGATGAGCTGTGCGATGCGATACCCGGGTCGAATGACAAACTGCTGTTGTAGGTCAGTGTTATGAAGGACAATCTTGAGCTCATCCTTGTAGGTCGGGTCGACGACGTCAGCCAGGATGGAGATTCCATGCTTCACGGCGAGTCCAGTGCGAGCTGCAATACGCCCGTAAGTTCCGGGTGGGAGAGTGACTGCGATTCCGGTCGAGACAACCACGCGACGGCCAGGGTGGATGACATATTCATTGAGGCTAAATAGATCGTAACCGACTGAGTTGGCCTCGGGCAGTTGCGCATTCTCAACAAGACGGGTGACATCCATACTCTCAGATAAAAGTCTCTGATCTTTAATAGATATGAATCTCCTTATGGACTGTGATGGGGTCATTGTCCGTGATCGGCTCCTAATGGCTCACGTAAAACACAACGCGACCCGCTATGTTCGGTATAAAATTCCAGAATGCAAAGATCCGGCCGATGTCAACCACATCATGAGCCTAGTCTATGGGCACACCGCCCGAGGTCTTGAGGTTGGTTTTGAAATAGACGCGTCGGATTATAATGCGCACGTCTATGACAAAAGCCTCATGACCCACCTGGCCGACGTCCTCGAAGGGCCCGAATTTCAAAAAGATGCCGAAATAATTAATGAAATTATAAAGGACGGTTGGGACGTCACGCTCTTCTCGAACGCCCCGGTCGAGTGGCTGTGGCCGACGGCTCTGTCCATCAGCGACCTTGTCAAATGCAAGTCAGTTCAGTACAAACCTGAATTTAATGCGTACAGCGGTTTTGATGACAAAAACGTCACGTTTATCGACGACTCGCTCAAAAATCTCGGAGCCATCCGGTGCCGCCCAAACTGGCACCCTATTCATTTTACCGAAGATGCCAATGACAAAAACCTGTGGTGCCCTCAAGTCTCGAGCATGGTAGGTCTTCGTAATATACTAAGTTTTACAGACTCAACTGCTGGTATGTAATGTTGCGCATAAATTGTCGCATTTCACCTAAAAATCCTTTTTCATAATTAGAATAAAACGGAATTATCACAACCATGCGACGACATCCCTTTGTCTGTTGAGTAATTTTATGATAAACATCCGTACCATTGTACAATACTCCCATGCCGAGAGGAACTTGTATGATCTTTTCAGCCTCTGTTTTACGGTCTTTAATTTTAAACTCGGCCGTATTACAATCGTCTACAAGAACAGGTATAACGAGCGTATATCTAATTCCCTTTGTAAAATTATTATCATAATGCCAGTCCAAAAAGTCATCATCGTCTTCATAAAGACGAGCGAATATCCTATATTTTTCAGTCATAGGAGCCAATGACAGACGCTCTCCTACAGCTTTTGAAGCAATATTTGCAAATTCTTCTGTATCATAAAACTTCTTTATACACTCTGGAAGTTGTGTATAGTTAATTTTCCGACCCTGTGCGTTTCCAAAGTTGCGTTTCGGATCGAGAACCGACCCCGTAGTTCGAATAGTGTTTTCAAGAACGTCCACGCAGTTATCAGGTAATTCTGGAACATATGGTAACATGATTTTATTTGTTTCACACTCGGTGCATCTGTGAAACTGCTTTCCATGCCAATAATTGAGGAATAATACTGCACATATGACTAGTATAAATAGTACTATCCTGATGATAACCTGGTTCATTATGAATTTCCACATATCTATATTATAACCCTAGAAAATATTTAATCACTCGTGTCTTTACACAAAACATCCAGTGCATAATCTCACCCAAGAGAAAGAACAAAAGGAAAACATGCAAGTAGGGAGTCTTGGGAAACCACAGACACTGAATAGCCCACGCGCCCAGAAAGGTCAGGGCCGTGTCGACGACAGCAATATCCAAAACTGGGATGCGCATGGCATGTGCTCCAGTCCCGGGGTCCCCGAATATAGATTTAAAAGGGCAGCTCATACCATTGATATTGAAATAATTTTGATTGACGATCCTAATGGAATGTTTCAGGACAAAAACATTATGGGTCATCCTCCCCTATTTTAACTTTTGTGGATTCAAGACCAGAAAGGAATTATTCATTAATTTTGTGAATGAAATTTTGAAAATTAAGAACATTAAAATTGTAATAGTTGAGGCCATAGGACCCGCGCCGCTCGGAAAGTTGAGGGTCCATTCCCATATTCGATTGAAGGCTCATAATCGAATATGGATCAAGGAGAATCTCATCAACAAGGGGGTCGAGGCCCTTCCGAAAGACTGGAAATACATGGCATGGATCGATGCGGACATTGCATTCATGAACAAGAACTGGGTGGCTGATACCATCCATGAATTGAAAAAGTACGACCTGGTCCAAATGTGGCAGTCGGCCGTCAACCTCGGCCCCGACGGAGAGGCGATCAAGACGGACACATCGTTCGCATTCAAAGCTCAGTCAATTGAGAAAAAGCCCCCGGGCACAAAATATGACGATTGGCATCCAGGGTATGCGTGGGCGTGCACCCGACGGTTTTACAACCGGATAGGAGCCCTCATAGACTGGGCAATACTCGGGTCGGCCGATCGCCACATGGCAATGGCGATGATTGGGCAGGTGCTCAAAAGCGCCCCTGGAAATATACACAAACACTATCAGGCATTGCTTGAAGAGTTTCAAGAGCGCGTCAAGGGTCTCAATTTGGGATATATTCCAGGCACTATTGTACACCACTGGCACGGAAGTTTAGAAAATAGAAGATATAAACAAAGATGGGAAATACTGACTGAAAATAGTTTCGACCCTTTTCTGGACATTGGAACGACCGGTGATGGCATCATAGAGCTGACAAAGCGAGGGCAGCGCCTTGAACAGTTGATCAACGGCTATTTCCTGGGTCGCCAAGAGGATTCTTAGAAGTAGTACCCAGAGACCGAAATAGCCACGACCGAAGTCAGTAATGTCATGGCGAAACAATCTCTATAGACCCGGCGGGTGCGGTCAGGAATACCCACAAAGACATTCGTTTGGGTATCCTGGACGACCCTGAGGCTCTCGTGAGCCGTCCGACACATGGGACACGAGAGGTTCTGTTTCATACATTTTATTAAACATTCTACGTGCATAATCTTGTGGCAACATCCAAGATTCGCAAGAGTCCCCGTAAGAGGTTCTAAACAGATTGGACACTCGTCCATTGACTTAAACAGATAAAACTTTTGAGCTTAGATAAACTATGCCACACAGAGTCATCATGGATGGATACTGGAGCAAAGACTTTCTGGGACTCTCCGAAAAGAGACGAAAACTCAATGAAAAATGTACAAACGTCTATCTTCTTCCCGATGGGACTATTTTTCGGGAAGAGGATAAAATAATTGCCTGCCAGAGAATCTGGAGAGAGCGAGCCTATGCGCCCCCTGGAACCCTATTCGCACCCAGAGGCAGGATGTACCGAAAGATCAAGGAGATGATGATAGACGGTGGGGTCACTAGGAAGCCTTCTTTGCCGCCCGACGGTTCCGGTTTGCCTGGTTCTTACTCTTGACATAGTTCTTCATGAGCTTTATTTCCTCCGGTTTAAAGTTGAGCTTCTTAGCCTTGAGCCACTCGGCGCGCGCCTTGG